ATTGTTCGCCATCGCGCCGGCCTGCTGCTGCGCGGTTTGGTCTTGGCCTTCCTGCTTGGTGTTCTGCCACTCTTCGACGTCGGCGAAGCCCATGGACACGAACAGCTCGTTGAAGATCTTCGCCATGTTCCAGTCGGCCGCGGTGTTGGTCTCGCCGATGACGCGGATGGCCCTCATCAAGTTTTCGGAGTTGGCGCGCGGATCGGCAGGGAGCGTGCCGTCGGACAGCAGGTAATCGAACTCGCCGAGAATCTCCTTCTGGGCCCATTCGTACCAGCCGTCCTCCATCTTGGCGTACTGCGGAGGAAGCTGGACCTGGCCGCCGTAGACCCCGAAATACTGCAGGTTCCACACCATCTGCAAGACCATGGGCCGAATCTGAGAGGCACTCAGCATTCTGGCTTGGGTACCCAGGCGTTGCTGACCCAGGGACGTGAGCCGCGCGATCTCGGTGGCGCTTCTCTGGGTGTCGGTCTGAACGCCCTGTGCGGTGTCGTTGGCCGCGAGCAGCCTCTGCTGCAGCTGAGCCGCCTGGTCCATCTCCTGCCAGAAGGAGGTCGTGCTGTCCTTCTGGTCGATAGGTTGAAGTGCCGTCTTGAGATCGGCGCCCGGCAGCGCCCGGATCAGGCGCGCGGTGTTGGGATTGAGAATGTCGTCGATCATGACCTTCGTCGGATCGACGAGCATCCGGCCGCGGATCAGGTTCTGCGTGTTCTCGACCCGCGCCCGGAGCAACCAGTCCTGGAACCGCTGAAGCGGGGCGCCCAGCTCGTAGGCGCTCGACGCGAAGATCTTGTGCGCGTCCCAGTCGCAGGCACCATTCGTTACCGGGATCTGGCCATGCGGATACGGAGATTTATCCAGCATGATCACGGTCTTCTCGTCCGCGACCACGATCCGGTAAAGCCCGAACGGGGCATTGATGCCGAACCACTTCGGCGAGATATAGGCGTAAAGCGTATTCAGCACATGCGTGCGCCCGAGCCCGAACTTGGACTCGGACATCGGTGACTCGGTCCGATTGCCCTCGCGCAGCGTGTCGGGCTTGGTCCCGCGCTGGCTCTCGTTGAGCACGCGGTTGCATTCCCAGCCCATCACGACGTGGTTGCTCTCGACCCGGCTCAGATTCGCGTAGAGCTTGCGGCGATAAAGGGCACTGATCGATGCCGTCGTGCGCACGCCGATGAAGTCGGCTTCATGGGCGTTCTGCAGGGTCACGCGCGGGTCGGGAAAGTAGGACCACGGATCGACATTGATGGGAATGTTCCCGACATGGCCGTAATAGGTCGCGACCGGCGAGATCCCGTAGCGGTTCTGGTCGAGCGTAATTTGATAGAGCAAGCGCTCGTAGCCCACGCGGCGCATGTTGTTCGAGAGTTCCGCTTCGATGATGCGCGCGGCGAGCCGCGAGCTGGTACGCCGCGCGGGATAGATCTTGAACGCCGGCATGCCGCCGAAGATGGCGAGGTTATAGGTGCACCGCACGTCGCAGATCGCGCGGCTGTAGGGCGTGCGGATGACGTCGATGATGCGCGGCTTGCGGCGGCGCCCCTGCTTGGTGCTCCTTTGCATGGCGTCGACGGTCGCCGACGGCACGTAGAGATCGTGGGTCTGATCGGCCTCCGTCCAGGCATCGTAGCGCTGGCTGATCTTGTCGTAGGACAGAGAGAAGCACTCGCCCACGTAGTCGACGATATCCTGCTCGATCTCCAAGGGCAGGGCCGCCGCGGCGTTCTTGTTCATCGTGAGCATGTTGGACACAGTCTCGGCCGAACGGGGGATATCTCCGTCGCCGATCAAGGCGATATATTCGCCGAAATTGGCGTCGGGACCGGGAAGATCGTCGGCATCAGCATCGGCATCGGCATCGTCGTCCGCCGGCGGCGGTGCTTTATCGCTGGACAGCGGATTCCAGCTCTTGCGAATGGAGGCCCCCTCGGTGCGCACGGCTTCCGCCTGCGCCATCTGCTGCGCCACCTCCTGGCGGCCCAAGGCTATGATGTCCTCGGGCGGCGTATGGGGGCCGAGCGTGTCGGTAACCTGCTCCCAGGCGCGCCGCGTCGGAAGCGCCTGGGCCAGCGCATCCGGCAGATCCTTGTCGCCGGGCACCGTGGGTGCGATGAATTTCGCCATGCTGGACTGGTCGCCGGTCGGCGGAATCGCGAACGGATCGACCGGACGGGTCGGCATGGGCACGTCTCCGGAGTGATTTTCCCGCGGCACTGTACACCATGTCCGCGGAACGGCTAAGCTCGCTTGCCGGGTCGTCCTCGTGGTGTCCGGCCCACCACGAGCGCCATGCCCGGTCGCCCCGCGCCGCTCCCTCGGGTTCTTCGCTGGGAACCCGATCCCGGCGCGCTCGGCCCCCGGCCGGCCGGTTTCCTCCAGGTTTCTGGCCGGACCGGGGGCGGGCGTCGAATATGAAAAGGGCGCGTCCACGGTGTCCGGACGCGCCCTTCGTGACGCAAGCCACATGATCGATCAAGTCACGTCATGACGCGCCCCCTTGGTCGTTTCATCCGGGTACAGCTTACGCCAATGCTTGTACCAACGACGACGGTCGCGCGCGGCGCGCCATTCGAGCGCAATGATCTGTCCGGCGCCGACGATCACACCGAGCGCGAAGCTCCAACCGCTGAACTCGCTCATGGCTTCTTCGCCTGCCTGGCCTGCCTGGCCTTGCCACCCTTGCGGCCCACCTCGGGATTGCGAAAAGGATTGTCGGCCATCGCGGCCCGCTTCCTCCCCGCCGCCTGTGCCGCCCCCGGAATGGTGGAAAAGCAGCTGAGTCGCGCGCCTTTCCGCGAGATCTTCCGTAGTTCCGCGCGGTCCATCAAGTCGAACCGCATTGTGGCTCATGCCTTTACCGGTTTGTCCTCGCCCTCGGCAGTAATCATGATCCTTGGGCGGCGCCTGGTCTTCGACCACGCGAGGGCTTCCTTGGCGGCGGCGAGGATCTCCGCGGCCTGCTCGATCTCCTTGCGGGTCTTGTCCCGGATCGTGCCGGCTTCGGCGAGCTTGACGTTGGGCTGGCTCATTCGCCGTTCGGACGCGCGATGGCGCGGATCAGCCACATGAAGCCGGTCTGGATCTCGGTCCTGGCAATGCTCGCAGAACGGGCGTTGGCGCCGGGCACGTTGTGCACGCGCTGAACCAGTTCGAGGACCTCCTTCTCGCAGGCCTTGATCTGGTTCATCAGCGCGATCTCCTCGGTGGTGAGATCGCGGTAGCCTTGGATCTGCTTGTGCTGATTGTCGACCATCAGATCGCTCCCTTTTTCCTCGCCAGCCATTCGGGCATCTCCCAGTCGCCGGCGTCGTCCTGCTCGACCTGCGACTTGGGAAACCACACCGGCTTGCCGTCGGCGGCACCGATGTCGAGCAGCACGGCGGCGTCGGTCTCGTGGACCAGCGTCGCCGAGATCGTGATCGTGTCGGCGTCCTGCGTCATAGCTCAAGCGAGCGGATCATCGGCCATCTCCTCCAGGTCGGAATCGCCGCCGGCGTCGTAGGCGTCGCTGGTCTCACCGGGCTCGCGCACATTGTTGAGCCGCGCGTCCAGGCCGCGGGTGAGCAAGCCGTCTTCCGGCACGATCATCGGCGGTAGTTCGCTTGCCGCCAGCATGAGCGCGGTCACGCAATCATCGTACATGCCCATCGGCGAGCTGTACCGGACCTTGCCCGTGGGCAGGATATCGTAGGTGAAGGCTTCCAGCTCGTGCCACAGGAACGTCACGTCGAGATGCATCTCGGCGCCGATGATCGGCGGCGGCACATGCAGCGCGCCGCTCTCGATCAGGCTGGCGAGATTCTGCGTCATGAACGCTTTCTTCTCGTTGGTGAACTTGACCCCCGTCATCGGAACGCCGGAGCCGGCGAGGGCCTCGTAGAGAACTTCTCCGGGGCCGGCGATGTCCATGATCATCTTGCCGCGGAACTTGGTGAGGAAGTTCTTGATGCGCATCAAGAGCGTGTGCCACGGCAAGTCCTTAAATCTTTCGAACCCGACCACGAAATTGTTCTCGTCGAGGGCGACGAGAACCGTCCAGTCGCTGTGCCGCCCGATGTCGATACCTATTCTACAGTTCGCCGCCTGGGGCTTGAGCTTGTGATCCTGGCTCCGCACCCGCATGTGCGAGAGCCCCTTGAACACCATGCCGCCGGTGTCGAGAAACTCCGCCATGAACTCCTGATTGAACATGTCCTCCGGCAGTTCGAGCTTGAGCCGTTCGAGTTCCTCGACCGGAATATACGGGTTGTCGTAGGTCGAGAACCTGAAGCTGCGCCACATGTTGGTGCCGACCCCGGAGACAGTCTCGTGCAGCCCGCGCAGATACATCTTGTGGAACGCGTTCTTGCCCTTGGGGGTGCCGCTGACCCACGCCCATCCCGCGCGGTCGATGAGCATCGCCGCGATGGGGCCCTCCCAAAGATCCATGAGCGCGCCGATCAGCCCGGCCTCG